TATTATGTGGTGGTTTACTTCCTGGTTCCCAAGGATCTAATCCTGTCATAGTAGCATATACATCTGATTCCTCTTCTGTCATAGCTACTCTTCTATCATAGCTTTTCCAGATCGCTGCTTGACCTGGTGAGAATTTCTTTACCTTGTGTTTTCCTGATTCAAATCCCAAAACATTTTTAGCGAAATCCCAAAATGGAATCCTTGGAGCTAATGCACAGCTTTCAAATTTTCTACTGCTATTACGAGCCATTTTATTCATTTTCCTTAGTCATTGGTCCCAACGTAGATTTCCACAAATCCCTAACATTTATCATAGGTTCATTCTTATCATCTTCAGAAACTTTCTTTCTATGTCTTAGGCCAAGTATCTGCAGGATTATCCTTGTCATTTGATTGAACGAACTAATAGATGATACAGTTTTACCATTTTCATCAACCAATGACTGAGCATTAGAAATCTCTTTACCCATTAAAGCTCTCATCGCTAATGTCTCAGTTTCAATCTGCAACAGCAACAAATCATCTTCCGATAAATCATCATTCTCATCTGTTAACATTTCGCCTAGTTTTGCTTCTAATCGCCTCAATATAGTCATCATCAATTGAGGATGTTTATTAACTAAATCCTCAATCATCGTACTGCCTTTCAGTCTTCCGTCTGGGCGATTTTTACCAAATACATTCTCTACAATCTCTTCTTTTTTAGTCTTCTTATTAGGAACGCCTCTCATTTTTACTATCCCTTTACTATCTCTATTGTTTTATGCCTTATTTGATATATTTATTACCATTTTTTAATTCTATCATTATTATATCTCAATACTATCTTACATTTTTATTCTTCATTCTACAATAGGTCTTTATTTTCAACTTCCGTCTGCTTGAAAAGTAACGTCAAATTAACTACACGACTAAACCCGTATGACGGGTTTACTTTCATAAGTTCCTTAAATGTAAATAATTTAAGGAGTTTACCAATGATGGCACGGACACCGTGCCATCATTGGGCGTGTATAGACATTATGTCTATACGTGATGCAGCTGGCAGAAATCAGGAAGCTTTCATGCTCCACCTCGACTCTGTTACAAGGAAAGATCAGCCTTGGCATGTGGGTGTATAATGCACCTACGAGATCCAGAGAGGGCGCCCTGGTCAACTGCCTGTGTGATAAAGGCGGTTGCAGAAGACGGTAAAATCAGGGAGCAATTCATGCTCCACATCGACTCCGTCCCAAGGAAAGATCATCCTTGGGCAGTTACGGACATTAAGTCCGCAACTGGTCCAGAAGGATCATCCTTGGGCAACCTGCAGGGTGATTAACACCTCACAGGGTCAAACACAGCGACGCGAGCAATTCATGCTAAACCTAGATTCATTTGCAGGATGGTTATTTACTATTCATGCAAGCTATGGAAGTGGAAGTGGATTAGGAAGAATCTCCAATATCAATTCTGTCTTATTGGCATATATCATCTTCATCTTATATTCATTTACATCTACTTCATCTCCTGTCTCTATTATCTTCCCTCTTATCTGTACCCTGTTCTCCTGTCCTTCTTCTGCTATCAGCACGAAATCACCACTCAGAACAATAATATCACTATACTTGTGATAGATATTCATCCTTACTAATTCTTTATCTATTTTAAGAAAAACATCGTTACCTGTTTCCAAGCTATGCCTATCTCTTCTCACTGCATGCTTCCTTATTGTTTGTTTCTTCTTCATTTCTTCCTCCACATTCTTGAACATTTTTGTCACTTCATTAAACATTCGATTCTTCCTTTCTCTCTAAATTAGATGCATAGGTAAGTCCCCCATAGAGACTTACCTTTATAAGTTCCTTAAATTGTTACTTCATCTCCTTGCCTCGTTTTGAATAAATATTCACAATTAAATGAATAAATATTCTATGTTTTATGGAAACCTCGGGATATGGAAAAAACAGGTGATAAAAAGTGTATATTTATTCAAAATCTCTAACACATCGCACATGTAAATTGTAGTCCTTATTCCAGTATGTCAGTTGTCCGAGCGAATAATCCACTATCCATGCATGATTATATTTATCGTTCGGATGTATCCTTGTCGTAGAGCTCCAGAATTTTTCATCTACATGTATCTCGAATATATCCTGATGTGTTCCAGATACTAAAGACCTTAACTCATTAATATTCGGCAATCTCCAGTCGTTATACCCTATCCACTCAGAAGACTCACAGTAGGCAAGAGCATCCTTCCAGTTCATCGTATCATCATCACCTAACTGGCAATACCCGCCGTAATTACCAGCAACACAGTCCATCCACATTAACCCTGTTACATGGTCTTTAACTACAGGATACATAGAATCATCATCATGACTGAACCTTTTCTCTGGCATATCGATGACATCTCTATCTCTGACACATCTTACAAAAACTTCTTCTCCTGTATCCTTATCGAGAGCAAAAATAGTACCCCTTCTAGCGGAAAATACTTTTGCATCGTCAATTTCTAGAGCTGTAGATATTGTCCATAAATTATTTACAATTGCATTTTTAAAATCATCATCATTTATAGAAAAGATATACTCATCCTTATTAAATATAGACTCAATCTCCCACTCGTCTGGAAGGTGCCAATCCCACGCTCCAGCCATAGTTAGCGTCTCACAATAGGCAATAGCACCCCTCCAACTCATCGCTATTGGCTCACCCATCTCGCATTCCTCACCGTATCTTCCGGCGATACACCCCTGCCACTCTAGACCAGTTACATTGTCCCTCACCACCGTATTATATCGGTCATGCGAAAATCTCTCACTTGCATCATGGATTGTATCCCAACCATACTGGGCATCTTGACCATATAAATCATCTCCATAAAATGGACATTCCATATCGTTTGATGTCCAAAATTCATAACAATTACGCTGATTTGTGTCAGCTAATTTAAAATGTGGTCCAGATGGATTACAACTCCAGTCACCACATCCAGGTGATACACATTCCCCATCGATACAGATATCATATTCCCTATCTGGATTTGTCACTACTTCACATGGTGTGAAATCTGGCAATCCTTTACATTGTTCTATCTCTGTATCTGTTTCTATCTCTGTTTCCGTATCTATCTCTGTTTCCGTATCTGTATCTATTTCTCCACCATCACCAGCATCCACTTCTATATCAGATGCTGTATCCGTATCTGTATCGGTGTCTGTATCCGTATCGGTGTCTGTATCCGTATCGGTATCAGTATCCGTGTCCGTATCAGTGTCCATATCGGTGTCCGTATCAGTATCGGTGTCCGTATCTGTGTCTGTGTCTGTACTTGCATCAAAATATACATTCATATTGCAACATATAAGCCCATCTAAACATGTTCCGATAACAGGAATTCCACCTAATGAAGAGCAACTACTCAAACATTCATTTTCACATGTATAATTTGTATCGGTATCACTATCTGTGTCCATATCACTGTCTGAATCGGTATCCGTGTCTGTATCCGTGTCTGTATCCGTGTCTGTGTCCGTGTCTGTGTCCGTATCGGTGTCGGTATCCGTATCAGTGTCGGTGTCGGTATCGGTATTTGATGATACAGTCTCAGTGTCACCAAATCCCAATGTATCCGTTCCAATATCTGTTACATCCTCTGTATCAGATGCTGAATCTATATCCGTATCAATGTCACTGTCACTGTCTGTGTCTGTGTCTGTATCGGTATCGGTATCAGTATCGGTATCGGTATCAGTGTCGGTATCGGTATCGGTGTCAGTGTCGGTATCGGTGTCTGTGTCTAATGGTGAAGAATCAGTATCAATAGTTATATCGACATTAGTATCTTCATCCTTAACACCATTATTGGTTGAACATGAAAACATACTATATAGTATCACAATTACCAATAAAATCAATGATTTATCTTTCATTTTTTCTTCCTTGTTCCTTTCTTTTTACCAATTAGTTTCTTCTTTGTCATCAATCTCTGCAAAAGAAACATGTTCATATGCCGTCAACTCATCTGAAGATAGTGTACCTTCCCCTCTACACACTGAACAGACATTACACAGTATATCCAATCCTGACCCGTCGCAATTAGGACACATATGTCTTTTCTGTGTTTTCTTCTCCATATTCTTCCTCATGCATTCCTCCTGCGAACTCGAGTTCGCCATTTTTTCTATCATCTTCCTTATCATCTTCCCTATCTCTTCACAATCATCCGTGATAGTATGATTATGAATCATCATCTCATGGACTAATCTTATCATTTCTTCGATATTATTTTTTATCTGTATCATTTCTGGACTTCTTTGGTTTTTTCAAAATCTCAAGCAATTTTTCATCGGCAGTACGGTCCTCTATTTGTATTCTTTTCTTCATCTCCCTTATTTTTTGCTTATTTTCATGGAGCAATCTATTTGTCTTTTCTGCTGTACTGCCATCTTTTTCGACCTTGACTCGTTTTGTAAGCCACCCAGTACCAGCACACCACTCACAGTCAACCGGGTCATCACATCCACATGCCACCACTTCGGCTTTACATGGTCCGATAACGAATTCACTTCCTGGCTTGCAGAACAAATCCTTTCCAGATTCGTTGTAAAGTCCCCATTTGATTTGAATCAATTGCATCGCTCTGCCGAATCCTACAGTCTTTAGATACGACGCAAGACCAATCTCCATTGATGTTTTAGGCCCCAGAATTATATCAGCTTGATTGTAATCTTCAATTAGCATTTTTCCATTTCCTTTCTTCCTTTTAGTCATTTTTTGTTTTGATTAGCTTCAACTGCTTGTTTTCTTTTAACTTTTTTTCCTCCTTTATCATTCTAATTTCATCGAGAATAAGTCTTCTTGCGTAATCATCGTACACCACAGTAGGTCGCTCTGTCTCATCATGGTCCATGATTACAGACGAGAAACAGTGCTCACTATCACGTAGACCTAGATCTCTAGCCACTTTTGCCACAGTATTCACATGCATCTCTGCATCTGCGGCTATTTCATGTGTGTAATATCGTTTATTCTCGAATGATGTCCCATATATGGAACAATCTGACATGACAGGGATATTTTCTTTTGTATTTTCAAAATCAATCCCTGACATGACAGATGCTCTCTTTACAATTAGTTGACGAACTAAATCTTCCCTGCCAATCTTCCTTGCATCATTGGCGGCAATCCTTAGTCTTTCAGCTTTTTTTGCTATGTCTTTATCTGCTATTTTTTCGTCGTCTTTTTTCCATATCCTCCTTTTGCATTCTTCTGCAAATTCATCTTTTCGCCGTTGTCTTTCTTCCTTGGCAGCAAGACGTCTCTCTTTCATTTCTGCGATCTTGAGTTTTTTCTCAGCAATAATCATATCAGGTGATTTTTTGTCGATATATGCACCTGTCTTATTGATACTTGGAAGAACTGTCTCATATATCCATGCCTCAAATTTCTGAGCTTCAGGCATTTTCGAATGAGACATCAGCCTAAACAAATCTGGTTCACGGATGAAATTAATCGTTTGTTTTCCACCACTTGTAAGGGTGTCGCGTTTCACGACACCCTTGCAGTGCACAGATATAGCATCACGTGTGTTGGCATACCCAAGCACTGAAGCCACATCACTAGCACAAAACAATGCTTCACCGTTGTCACCAAGTTGAGTTCGAATCTCACAATTCTCAAAATCAAAAAGTATAATCTCGCTGCCCATGTGTTACCTCTATGACCTATTCGGTCGTTTCTTCCCCCTCCCATTCTATTGTTGACGAACTATTTTCTTCCCCCTTCTTCTCCTCTTCCTTCTCCTCCTTCTCTTTCTTCTCTTCCTCCTTCTTCTCATTGATCTTTTCGATCCATCTGATCATAGATTCGCTGTCGATCTGAAAATCTAGATCTCCGTCCATCATGACCATCCTGACAATTCGCTTCTTCATCGGCATGAGGAGATCAAGATTGGTAGGATCAAAAGGAATATCGATATCGTTAAATATCTTCTTGATCTTATTAATGGAAATCCAAATTAATCCTCCTTCTGATATCACCTCGATGTTTTTCGTCTCGCCGCCGATCTCAACCATCATTGTCGTTGCAAACCTAATATTCATCTGTTGCATCTTTTTCTCATCTTTCTGCTATTCAGCATTTTTTGTGAGACATAATTGTCTCATTTTACGATTGACTTTATTTATATATCGTGCCAATATATAGATTACTTCTGTTGTTTTCTTTCGTTTTTTCCTTCCATTCCCCTCATATCGGCACCTTGAGGGGAATCCTTTCTTTCATGACCATACTGCCCAAATTTGTAACTCCTTATTATCACTAGTATTTCTTCCTACACCCAACTTCCTACATCTACCTACACGACACTTCGAAATCCCGAATCTAGTCGATGAGTTCCCCCCCTGCCAACACGTCTCAAGGCGCAGACGGGCCTTCTCTTCCTCTGTCAGAGAACATAGCACTTCTGCTAGCCTCTTGATACGCAAGCCTGTAATAGGACGGTCTAGTGCCGTCACAGCGGATAGCATCTTGACCGCTTCAACTGTCTCATCATATGCCATTTCATTGTCCTTTCCGATTGTCACCATGACCATCTATGTCTATATTAACACCATGAGGCGCCATGTCAACGTGCAAACCATATGTTTTTTGTTTTTTTTGAAAAAAGGTTAACCCCCATGGGGGGTTAACCCACCGAACCTCACCGAATCTTATTGATGAATAACTAAAGAAGATGCAGCTTCTGATAGAGAAAAACTGTCTCTATCTACTAAAGCGTATTGATCAGGGTCATTCTGAGGATTTGCTGAAATAGCTTTCCGCCAATTTCCTCTCGGTCTCATCTTAGAAATATCAATTTTACCATCTTCGTCATATTTCAACGGTATATTATTGTCTAATGCATATTTTAGCCAGCCGACATGTGCATTTTTATATGCATTTTTAACAGTATCATCTGCACTATTCTTATAAATATGAAATCTACAATCATCCGGAATTGAACGGTATTTTAGCTGATGCTTAACATTTGCCACAATATACCTGATTAGTATGGTAAAAATATTTTCATCAACCATATCTATGATCTTATCTTTAGCACGTTCTGATGTGACAATAGCTTCTTCTAGATCCTCCATTACCAATTGCCTAATTCCATCTTCTGGTAGATTATCGGCAAGAAAAATATCATCCGTGTATAGATTTGTGTATCTTTCTATATCATTTAGAAACTCTGACACAAAATCATTAATTTCTTGCTGAGTCATTTCTTTTGTAATTTTCTTTGTCATTTTCCTATCCTTTCTTCAATTTTTGTTGTTATTTTTGGTGGAAGGGCACGTATACAGCCGTATGGCCCTCCATATCCTGTTGTATACATTATGATATTCCCTCTTAATTTTAATAGCACACCACTTTCATCTTGTGGCGTGATGATGTCTCCTATAATCGTAGATCCAGGAGGAATAAAACCAGATATAGATCGAGAAAATATCCTATCAATGGTTACATTGGCAGGTATCATGTCTCCTTTTTTTCTATCGATTTCGATCGATAAATCGAGTTTTAAATTTTGCTCCGCCAGTTTTGGATGTAAATGTATCGTATATCCATTTACATCCATAGCTGTATCATTTAGGTAATCCATCATTTGTACACATGTCATTCCTGTTACTTCCGTTTCCATTTCCATCATTTTTTTCATTGTCATTTCCTTTCCTTTCTTCAGATGGCCACCATGGCAATCTGTGTCTATACTATCACCATGAGGCGCCGTGTCAAGCATTAAAATAATATATTTTCTGCGAACTCGAGTTCGTTTTACCAACCAATCTTTGTCGAGCCATCAAGCTCTGCATTGTACTCACCTACCATATGCTTCTTCTTTTTTTGCTCATCCGGCCAATCCCAACCAACTCTTGGACGTTTATTCGCACGCTCTGCATTATATTCTCCTACCATGTGCTTTTTTATCGGTTTATCGTCAGGATCATAATCTACCCAACCAAATCCTGGCCCATCATTTGCGGATTCTGGATCATATTCACCTACCATATGTTTTTTCTTCTTAGACTTTTTTGATTTTCTCGCTGGCTTTTTATCGAGCCACCTACCATCACGGAGCCAATTTTTGGCCAACGGAACAAATCGATCAAATTTTGCTAAAATACCACCATATTTCTGATTCTCGACCGCATCGAGAATTGATTCCCAATTATCCTTGTTGATTTTTCCATTTCTCCACATCTGCTCTATTAGATCTCGAGCTCCAATCTCACCGTCAGATTTCGGATAACTCTCAAAAAAGGCATCACCAAAAGCGATTGCCTTTTCTTTCATTTCGTCATAATTATTTTCATCTCCTACTATCTCTCTCCTCCTTGCTTTTTCCTTCTTCTCTTCTCTCTCGAGACTCTTTTTTAAATCGGCAAATTCTTTTTCCTCTGTCTCTATCACCATCCTCTCAAGATCTGTCTGCTCTCGTTCTTTTTTCCCTTCCCTATTTGCTGCAGAGAATGTCTTTATTTGTGGATTCCCTTTCTTCGTGCTTCGATCCGGATCTTCTTCTTCTTGATCTCGAGATGAAGTGGTATTCGATTGCGAATCCCCTATATTCTTTTCTTCTTCTTCTCTTCTTATATTGTTCCCTTTAGATGCATCTCCTGCAGGGGGGGGGTGCATCTCCTGCAGGGGGGGGGGTGCATCTCCTGCAGGGGGTGCAGGTGGTACTATAGTTAAATGAGAGAAAAAATCTACATTTATATGATATATATTTGGCTGTAGAAATATAGTCTCGACTGAGAGAACTTCTTTCTTTTTTAATCGTCCTATTGCTTCTCTTACAGTTCTTTCGGCCAATCCTGATAGTGCGGCGATACGTCTCACACTTGGACGCATGGTTGGATAGTGATCAAGCAATGCTATCAGCACCATTCTATCAGTACACGATAATCGGTCTTTAGAACATCTGAGGACCATCCTCTGTATGTCCCATGCATTTAATTTTTTTTGACTGTTACTCGCCAGATTTTGCATGATTTCTCCTCAAAAGTCATGAGGAGTAAAAAAAGAATTGCAAAAATAAATAGTAGATGATATTCTCTTTTTACTCCATAGTTTGTTTTTTTTACTTGTCGGGCTGTTGGAGGCCCGACAAGTGCCTTTAATCTACTACATACACATCACGTGGTCAATATGTTTTTCATTGCCAGCGTAATTATGTTGACAAACTAAATTAGTAACGTCTCGTGAAAACCAGAAGTACCTACTTCTATGTCGGCCTCGACGGGGACAACATTGAAATCATTGATGTTTTAAGAATTATTAACCCCCCAGGGGGGTTATCACCTAGTAACTTCTTGAAATCATTATATATTTAGATGTTAGTGAGAATTTCTCACTAACATCAACATGCCACATATCATACTTATGCAAATGATGGATCTGTCGCCGTTGTCAAGGGCTCTAATAACAAGTGTGGCATATTGGACTTGGTTTGGATTTCTTACTGCTAAGCAGGTGTTGGTCGGTTACTCAGCAACGTAGATGAGACTGGGGTCTTCGCTGGCGATTTCCTCAGCATCTGCTACTGAGATGTCATAACGCGCGTCTTCTATGGGGTCTGCATGCTTGTTGAGGACTACGCTATCATTGTTCTTTTTTGCTTCGATTGCCTCATATCCTATCAACATCTTTATTCTCCTTTCGCTCAACATCTTGTTGAGCATCTGTACTGATTTTAATACCTCAAAATGGTTTGTCAACATATTATGTCGCGACATACGGTCGCGACATTGAAATCATTATATATTTAGAGGGTAACGAGTGTTACTCGATATCCCCATTATTCAATGGGGTGGTGTTTCGCCCCCCCATCTCTCTACTTCCCTCTTCATGTCGATCCACTCCTCGATAGGTGGGATATTGGGCTCTATTACCTCATCGCAGCTAGGTGTCTTCGCTCTCTGTACGGCTGTCTCATGGCCTTGGCTGTCCATCCCCTGTCTCACTAGGCTCACCCATTTCTCAGCTGTGGTACCATACCTATTGCTTCGTATATGCAGTACATCTAACCCATCTATCGTCAAATAATACCATCTATTTGCTTCGAATATGAATGGGTCTACATCATCTCTCATCCTGTAGATGATTCTCCTTATATTGTTCACATCTATTCCTAGATGTGAAGCTATTTTGCCGATCTTCATACCTCGAGGATGTGACGACCATAGTACGACCAGGATATCTCTTCTGATTCTGTTTAAAGTTGACAAACTATTCCTCCTTGCGAAAAAAAAAGCGGAATACTGTCAACCTTTTTGAGACATTCTCATTCAGCCAATAGCAACCAAGTCCGCGTCTTGGTTACATAACAACTATATTGTATTTTATTATCTATAGAAAAGCAATCGTTCAGTTTTTTTGATAGATTAGAGTAGTTTGTCAATAATAAATAAGACAACCATCAACGTACGCGACTGAACGGCGCGTACGTTGAAATCATTTAGTTTTTCACGATACGCTCGACGGCCTCAACGTTGAAATCATTGATGTTTTTACATCGCGCTAGACGGCCTCAATGCTGAAATCATTAAGCTTTTTGGTAGCGCGCTCGACAGCCTCGCAACTGAAATCATTGGCTAAAATAACGAACTCGAGTTCGTTAGCCATATTTACCATCATCGGCGGCGATGAGGACAATGTTGAAATCATTGAGAAAACTTTAAAAAGCAACTACGGAATTCGTAGTTGGTCCAATATGCAACACATATATCACATGTAATCATCGCCGTTGTCAACGGCGATGTCGCACTGTGGAAAATATGAAAGCCCCAGAAGCCCCTCTATTGCCTTCCCTTTCTGGACGTCCTATTCATCGACTATAGCGCCAATGGCCGTCAGAATCGATTCTCGTAAACATGTGTTGATTTTAAAAGGAGTTTATAGAACTAAACACGAACCATGTGTTTGGTAAAAGAACTTAAATCATTTAAGGACATTACGGAACTATGTATCAAATATGCTGAAGCAAATAAGCTATGGCACCACCAATAGTGACGAGAATGCTAGATATTATCCATGTAGAAACTTTATTCTTGGCAACCTTCTTCTCTATCTCTACATGTAATTTCTCTATTTCTACATTCAATTCACGCCTATCCACGAAGGAATCCATCCTAGATTCTATCTTGGCGCATATTTCTCTTGTGCGATTGATACTTTCGAGAAGATCGTCTATTTTCTGGAATAACATATTATGCTGAATACAAAACTCTGATTCTTTCATCTTAACAATGACCTCCTGAGTCTAGCAATTTTGGTATCCTCACCACTCACACCATAATATATATTGCTCCAAATACTATCTCCATCTGATGCGACAAATGTCTGTTCGAAACTATGAGATGTTCGATTGAAATCATCTACCTTATACGGCGTTACATAATTCTCACCATCTGTGTATGATTCTGCAGTCCATGATGCATTATCCCAATATCCACCTATATGTGCACCGTCAAGTCGATATAACATCAACACATCAGATGTTCCGCCGAGATTTTCCCTGGTTCCAATCGCCCAGAAATTCAATCCATCACAACAAATACGCCCAAGTGATTCAGCTTTATCCGCATCACCAGGCAGGAAATATGACGTGATTCCATAACCGGTTGTTAATCTTGTATAAAGATTACCGCTCGTATGGGTTACGATTATCGTATTTCCACAACATCCTACATCACTAACTGTGCTCCAAGATGCATACTGACTTGGAAGCCATTTCCATCCACATCCAGTTGCACCAGGAGATGATATACTCATAGATGAAATCACATAATTGGAACCCTCAAAAATAAGCATGAAAATGTATGTTCCGTTAGAGCAAGCCCTATGAACATGACCTGTGGTAGATGAATTCACATCTCCTGCACCAAACCCATCTATACTTCCATCTCCTTTATCTAGGATAGTAACTGCTGCGTCTGTTCCACTATCAATCTCTATCCATGGACATGTCACGAATAATTTATCAGCATTAGCCACACGAATCTTTGCTTGGTGACCAGAAAAACTTTGTTCATATGTCTCTAACTGAGTCCCACTAGACCATATTTCTGCCCATGAATTATCTGGGTCATACCCCTTCACCCAATATTGGTCAGGAGTTCCACTAACAGCATATAATACATATACATATTGTCCATCTCCACATGCAGATATTATAGAGCCTACGCTTAAACCAAGTGTTGTTGCTTCAATATCCTCAAGGAAATCCATCTCATCGATATCATAGATTGTTAATCTAGTTGCATTCTTTACCGTCAATATTACTCGCTTGCTATGTATAACAGTATAAACAAGATCTGTATTTGTTCCACCTGCTGACGCAGTTGGGTCTATGATATTAGCAGCATCATATGGTGCAAAAGTAGATATATCAGGACTAAATACTCCAATAGAATATGGATCATTTGACAAACTACATCCTGGCCCACGCTCTATAATTTCATTTATTTTATTATCAGAACGGTTGAAAACTTTATTTAAAGCTTTGTATCTAACACGTTCGTCAACCCACCCATTATCTACCCATGTGCTCAATACTGTATCAGTATCTTTTCCGCCCGTTTCGCCTAGTGGATCAATCTTATTAATACCCATATCATACCTCTGAATCTGGATTCTCTTGTGGCTCTATTGCTATTTCTATCCCCGCAGGTCGGAATCCTTTTTCTGTTATATAATTCCGCAAAAAGTAATTCATATCGTCATAACTAGATGGTTCAATTGTGACACTTCTATTAGATTCTATCAGTTTAGATCTGATAAAGAACTGCAAAATGTAATTAAACATTACCTCTCTTGTTGCAGTTTTTCTGAATGTAGATGCTTTTGCTTTTATGTATTGACGAAATATTTCATCCGATACATAAGTGCCTGGCTCAGCTTTCGATAAACAACCATCATCGCCTGTCAAATATCCACCTTCTGTCATAGCATCTGTTGACAAACCATGATGATTATCAATATCATCAGCAACTTCTTCATCTCGACACAACCAAAATATATCCTCTTCTTGTGCTGGCGATCTTACAACACCTATCCATCCTCCAATAAAATCTAATAATTCACCTTCAGCTTCATCGATACTAAGATTATTCAATATCCAATCGATAGCATCATTTGAATCCTGTAATGGACTAGATAATATCTCAAAAGTACCTAAAATATTTGGTGAGTTTTTGTATTTAGCAAAAAGTTTGTCAAATATTTCTTGATAAACATTAGACATGTGAAATACCTATATTTGCTGTATCTAAAACTGCTCTCCATGCATTTCCTATCGTTATATCCGACGTACCAGAAGGTGACGGAGATGTACCTATAAATAGTTGACTAACTATTACACCTGGAACAGTATATATCGGCTGAAAAAGTTTGTTATAAATAACATCTACACCAATACTATTTCCATTAAATATACCAGATAATGCTTCTTTTATTTGCAAATCACCATCAGCCGGAAATAGACTTTCATTTATACTCAACACCATATCTATATATATATCAACATCTGTTGCCCTAGAAAATCTAATCGTTTTTACCTCTCTCAATGTATCATTATATACATCGACTGCTGTTGTACCTCCTGTTCCAATTCCGACAGTTAGTTGGTCATCAATTGCTTTTGCTATATCAGCATCAGCTCCACCTATCACATACACATAAACAGGAGTCGGTGAAGCAGTATCCTCCAGGACTTTCACAGCCGAAACTCCTGTAACATCACCTACAGCTTCAGCTATACTTGCTGCATCTCTCTCTCCAGACGTTGCAACAGCAGTTGTATGACGGATTTTCAGATCCGTATCAGTCTCTCTATTTCTACCTGGTATAATAGCAGTTGAATTATTAACTGATGACCAACCATTCACAGAATTAACAATTGTATTTATTTCCCCAGCTTCTCCACTTATCGGACCAAATTCAGTACATGTTACACCTACATTATCAGACCCAGACCCTGCAAAAATTAACTCATCATCGGTTAAAAAATAAACATTTGCTGATGTTTTCACTAATGACCCAGCAGGTATAGTACAAGCTTTTGATGCAACACACGTAACTGTAGCAGTACTTTTAACAGCAGATTGTCTAAATAAACCAATTAATTCAAGAATATTGTCTAAACCATTACCAATATTATCAGATACAGACATATTGCTATATAATGATTGTATTTTCTCATTAACATTATCTGCCTGATATGCAACCTGCCTCAATAAATGGCCCATAAGAGTTTGTTCATCTGTTGACAAACTCTCACCTTTCCAATATTCAGCCAGTACAATCATAGCAGATAATATATCATCATACCGGTCCATGGTTAGACCATCGGCATCATATGTACTCATAGCGGTATTTCCTCTTGCATAGTCATTTCACCCCATGCAGTTTGCATCCTAATGTCCAAATACAATATCCTATTCTTCTCTATCCATGACCACTTTGTGATGGCCTCAATTCCAGGTGTACCCAAAATAACTCTTCGCAACTCAAACTCTTTGACAATTTGAGGCTTGTCATTTTGAAAAATTATCCCATACCATTGAGTACCAATATTTGGATTTTTAACTGTATTGACTAATGGATTTCCAACAGTTTCTACTCTGTCAAGCAATATCCTCTCTACACAGTGAACAGCAGCGGCTTCCCCATCCTCACACATCTCGAATTCACCATTGTTTAGAACCATATCCCAATCACCTGATTCATTTTTTGATAAATGTATTAATTGTGCCATTTTTCCTCACAAAATCGGTTGTGGTCCAGGTCCAGTAGGTGCAGGAGGCAATATACATATACCACCTAGCATCAATGGATGCAGAACAGCAGCTATTGCCTGACATGAATCAGACTGATTTAATCCTCCAGCCGTATTTGAGGTAAAAACACTCTCTAGAGTAGCTGCTATCGTCCCAAGAGATGGTGGTGGAGTTGCACCAGTCGGTGGTGGAATCGTAGCCCATATAGTCGAGGCCGCTGAAGCAATCACCCCCCAAGCGGCCGTAAGACCAGCCTGTATCGCCGTAGAGCCGGCAGTCGATAAACCAGTCATAGCGCCCTGCATGGCTGCTATGGCCCCTGAGAGAGACCCTACTGTCGCTGTTATCCCTAAGACACTTGCATTGTATAGATATCCTTCAAAAGCAGCACTGAGATTTGATATCGCTTCAGCTTCATTATCTACAATCGCTAGATTTGAATTCAATTCTGAAGCCATTATTGCTGATGATAGTGTCATTTCTTCTGCGAACTCGAGTTCGTTCCTAATTATCAGGTATCTTTACCTTTGAGCTGGTTATTGCCGTATCATATCCTGTGATAGGCGTTGGTGGTGGACCAGAAGGGCCAACACCTGTAGGATGAGTATGTGTATCTAACCAAACTTTTACCGTATTATTAATGTATTCCTGTAAAGCTTCTGCAATAGCTACGCTTACAGTTCCATCTCCTACTGTCATTTCTGTATCTGAATCACTATTTTGTATCTTTAATGATGCACCACTATCTATTTTTGCCTCTATTGTACCATCACTAGAATCTATAGTTATTGTTGCATGCTCATTTTTGATTATAATGCTTTCATCATCTAATACTGATACTTCTGTGATACCTGTTCTCGTTCTCATCGATATACGATCTGTCTTTATCGGTTCCTTGAATTTTCCATTATCGCCATCAATTTCGAAAAAGACTAATGAAGGATCAAAAATAGCATCAGAAATATGATGAGTTCTAAGATCTGATGGCTGCACAATGCCACCTGTAGTCAACCAGTCATCAATTATCCTATCTGATATATGACATAATCCATAAGTATCTACTTGTGGTGCAACAGTTAGCCACAGTTTTCCGGAACCAGTCTGTAATACAGGAACCTCGTTTATGACTGGTATTTCTGACCAGTCTATCTCTGGATCTGCTGTTCTCATTACCATAGTAACTGGCTTTAGAGATACAACATTCCTATCAGTCTCATATTCGATGACTTGAGCAATCATATGAGTTCTCATCCCATATCTCTCTGCATCGATACACTTTTTTGCAATCTGAACAAAATTGGTCGCTTGAAACATTATATACCTTGATATAAATCTGCACGTATAGATGTTATTACGCCATCTTTGTTATTCCCATGATGGCCAACAGTTTTTGTCCTATACAGAGCATTTTCTCCTTCTATTTGGATAATAGAATCTGGTTGTAAATTTGGCAAACCAAGTATCTCTACTTGAATAAAAGGAATATCAGACCTAACCATATCTACTGTCACTATTCTATGGTCTTTATCTAACTCCCCAACTTTTGCATTTTTTTTTGCCTTATCTGGATTTGGATCAAATGCTTTTGCTGCTTCATTTGCCGCTGATTCTGTAGCATTCGAAAACCATAGACTAGTAACATCTCTTCTGGTTGATATGATTGGCTTACTAACTAAAATATTTTTTGTAATTAAAATTATAGTAGGTGATGGTGGCTCATAAATTGATGAAATATATAATACCCCATCAGTGACATAGCAAAAAAGATTTAAATTTTTCTGTTTTAAAATATTTTGTAAAACCAATAATGCTGGACCAGATAAAGTTAAGGATCTAATCGTACTCAAATCAGGTATTTTACTTTTTTCAACAGGTAATCCTATTTCATCAATTAAATCATCTATGATTAATGAAATTGCAGTACCAGCAGGATATGTTTTATCAATATATTTCCCGGTAGATTGTGTCCTTTGACTTTCACAAATTAAATTTAATCTACATCCAGGATGTTCCTCTGTATATACAGCTTCTTCTATATTGCCCAAAAAACACCTAATAAAATCAATATTACCATAAATATTATAAAAAATCTCTATAGTAGGAAATGTTCCGGAACTCAAAAAACTAACTATACTTTCATTTAAATTATAAATATTGATATTCGATTGATTTGGTTCGAGGCTTATATCTTTTTCTAGGTCAATATCAATTTCTAATCTAACATCTTCTTTATCAGAATCCCAGACTTCTCCAAATAAATCTTCCACTCTAATACGAATATTAGGATTAATTACATAAGCCATTGTTTATCTACCATTGGGATAATATCTTAACTCCCAAAGATCTCCAAAGCCTTCATATGTTGGATCTGTACCTATTCCGCCAACATCTACTACCCATAATTCACCAGGTAAAATATGTTTATAGCCATACGGCTCTAATAATTCCTTCCCCATTAGCAATGCTTTACCATTTATAGTGAATTCCTCAGGATTAATAATAAGACTCAAATCCATATACCATACTTGTCTACTACTATTCCATGAAATCTGAACCTTGAATTTTCGTCCTTCTAAGACTTTTTCACCCTCATAATATGGCTTCTTTTTTCTATGCCGAAATACTGTATATTCAGATGCCATTACATGCTACCCACATATTCTTTCGCAGCTGTTTTTGCATTTTCTATATCTACAGCTGAATCATTTTCATAATTACTAAATGACATAAGATGAACATTTCCGATCCAACAATTAGCTAATTCCTCTGCATTTTGATTCCTATTTATCTCAGAAATTACGAAAGAAAAATAACCCTTCTCGTGAGTTATTAGGTCTATTATTTCTTTCGTATTCATAATTTCATATAATCTATCAACTTTATCATGATATGTTTCTGTTAATTGACTGAACTCACCTGTAACACCAGCAGTAATGAATGACTCAGGAGAATAACTAGGGTTTGTCAACACTATATTCAAATCTATCTCTATAGGAACATCTACGACACCAATATCAACAGAAAATCCAGACTGAACAGGACGTCTCGTGACTTCTTTCCTATCCATCACGTTAATGCTAGTCAGAGCATCAACAATTACATCACCTATCATTATTTTCTGTTCGCCTAATGTTCCATCTTTTATTTCAGCAACAAAGTCAGCAATATTAGTAGGTATACCCATCACATCTCTCCAGGGATTATATTTTCTATGGCTCTACGTGTATCTCGTTGTTGTTCAGCCACATGTTTTCTCATTTCTTTTCGAAACACGACAGCTAGAGCTTCTGGGTCTGTTCCAGCAGGAGCATTAATGGATATTGATGTATCTCCGAAATATACATTTGCACCGCCAGAACGTCTAGATATCCCCCTCTTTAACGATTCTCTTGCGGCAGAACTTCGCTGTAAATACTCTGAAGCACCCCTCATCATTCCATAGGTAAAGATTCTTCTTCCAGATGTTTCAGTTCCAGAAAACAAAGGAGCAATAAATGGATTTAGTTCACTATCTCTTTTTCTTTTTCCTTTGCCTCCACCTATACTTGATAGTTTTGGCAATTTTGGTGGTTTTTTAGCAGTATCTACTATTTCTTCGTTAACATTAGTTAATTCAGATATTTTTTTACGTGTCTTTTCTAGTTCACTTTTATTTTCATCAAGACTTTTGCTTAATTTTTCTAAAGATTCTCTATTTTTATCTGCTTTTTCACCAGAAACATATTGTTCCCTGGCCAATTCACGCATTTCTTTTTGCTGATTTTTAATATTTTCTTTTAATGTTTTTTCTTGATTCTTAAAAACATCTAATAATACATCAGAACCATAACTATATTGTGTAGCATATGTTGCACCACCGACACTTCCAGTTGGTCTATATAGCTTTGAATCTATTGGTTTACCTGCATATTTTTCATATTCCTGTGCTGCTATTGTCTCTTTTATACGATTTATTCTTTTTTCTTCATCAGACATTTCCTTCTGTCCAACACTTGCAGGTTCCCACATCCTAGCCATAGGAGACATTGGTGATATAACATCTCCTGTAGTTGATAACCTTGCTTTTTTCTCTTTTTCCAACATATTACGCAAAGTATCAGTACTTTCATCACCAGGTTTTAATCCTGCATAAGTCTCACCATATTTCTTTTTAGACCCTTCTATATCCCTTACTGCTCTTCTTACATCTCCAGTTATAAGGTCATACAATCCCCAACTTGCAATTGCAGATGCAATAAGAACACCAACTGCCGTAAAAGCACCTGGTAATCTCTGAATTGTAGATATACTAGCCGTTGTAGCAGTACTTGTAGTTGTCGCCATAGTACCTATAGCTAAACTAGCTGCTCTTGCCTGAACAACCAATTGGACAAACCAATCAATTATTCGTAATCCTTTGATGGCTAAGATTGCAACCTTCCAAGAAAGCCAAATCTTTACCAATTTGGTCAATATGTCAGCTAATCTTTCGGCACCAACATGATTACTTTTGAATAATCCAGACAAAATTGACATCGCAGGGGCCAACATCTCTTTGATATTTCGCCATGTCATTTTTAACCCTGGAATAATGGTATCTCTTAATGTTATTCCGAATTCTTTAATCCACGTAAGAATATCTGGCAGACTCTTTTCTAATCCGCTTAAAACATCACCAAGTACACCTGATTTCTCAAACATCTCTCCGAGTGCATTGGTGATCCTATCTGTCAATGCTCCTATTCTTCCAGATAGAGTCTGTAATTGCTCTTCTTGGTTTCTGCTCATTATCCCGCTGCTATCCTGGATTTGCTTCACAATAGCAGCTATAGACGTCTCACCCTTTGCTTTTGCCCCTCCTACATTAAGACCAGCAAGTGCAGCAGCTGTAGATATAGCTCTTTGACCGAACACCTCCTTTAAAAACGCCATGCGTTCCATTGGCGCTTGTCTAATGAGTACATTTTGCAACTCACCAAAAATATCAGCAAATGATCGTAAATCGCCACCTACAGTTGTCTCTACGCCGTAAGATCGTAATAACTTCTGAATCTTTGGCATAGCAAGTTGGGTCAGAATCCTTCTTACATGTACTCCTGATTCTTCCTTCAAACCTGCACTTGCAAGTGATGCAGCAATTGCTAGAATTTCTTCATCTCTAACTTCACCAGCCTTAAATAAAGCGCCAACTTTTTTCGAATAATCAAAGAGTTGTTCCACCACAATATTTGACGAATTTGCAGCAGCAGTTAATTGTTCGCCAAGTTTTGTTGCTGACTCCATTGCCTTTAGCGGTGTCGACATATCCTTGCGAAACATAGTTACCATGTCGCTTAGAATGTCGTTACCTCTGGCGAAATCTAAGATATTGTTAGCAGCATCCCTATTTGCTCTAGAAAATAGAACACCAACTTTCGACAGCTCTTTTACGGAATTTAGATTCTTTTGCCCTGCCTTCACCCAGAACAGAGCGGAATCAGCCATAGCACCAGCAGATGTTTTCACTTCATTAGCTGCTTCTCTTATAGATTTCCGAAATTCCTTAGCCCCTTCTCCTCCATATCTATATCTTTGCTCGCCAGGTTTGGCAAAAGTAAGTGCTGTAGTGATTAATTCGTCAAATCTTAGATAATCATCTTTGGCTTCACCGACTTTTCTGATCGCTTTATACACACCCATAATAGCGATAGAACCCAATGTTGCATATCTGATTAATTGGCCAAAACTACTCTGAGACCCTTTACCTATCGACAAAAACATCCTTTTGAGAGATTTCCTGGCTTGAATAGTCTTTTTATTGAGCCTATCCATATCTCTCTGAGCAGCCTTTGACGCCCTCTCAGATTCCTTGGCTGCCTTTCTGGTAGCCATATCTCCTTCCTTGACGGCTTTACTGTATCCCTTCATAGCGGCCGTCAGTTTGTCACGTGCAGCCTTCTCCTCGATGGTAGCTCGCTTTGCTTTACTCTGAGCTTTTTCTTGGGTTTTATAAGTCTTCTCAAAAGCGGCTCTAAGCTTCAAGGCTTCAGTCGTAGTCTTTTTTAATGCAGATACAACACCAGGTGTAGCTTTTTTGAAGAGATTTCTACTTCTCTCCTCTACATCATCTAGAGAATTCTTTAGTTTCTCTATGTTCTGTAATGCTTTTTCAATATCAAAAACAGTACTATAGATTATATCGTTATCAGCCATTATTTTTTACCTGAAGCCTTACTTTCGTATTGCTCAAGACTAGCACGCTTACTATCACTTATTCTTCCGGTTGACTTATTATCCACATCAATTGAAGAATATTGCTGTCTCTCAATCTCTCTCCTCCAAAAAACAAATTCTTGCACCCGAGAAAACTTTGTTATTGGCCATTCTTCTACATCTAATGGATTGACATGCCAAAAATGTGCGACATCGAATATTTCAGAGTCTACAATATCCAATGCCATATGCTTTGGAAATATTATTCCGTCTTTTGTTCGTCGCTGGAGTGTGAGGGGCTTTCCGTTGTATCTTCCCCCGTGCTCAAAAAAGGGAAGTAATCACCATAGTTTGCTACTATGGCCCATGCTATTGCTACATATGCCTCGTGAATCTTTTTTCTGAATAAGGAACATAATCCTTCTTTATCGCATTTCTCTCCATCTATTGTAGCGCCGTCAAATAACATAGCACATAGCTCAAATAATCTTGGTACGGTAACTACTTCAGAAAGCAACCTTATAATATTAATAATTGAATCATCACCCTGAGAAAATTTATCGATGAAATAATTCCATAAATCATTAGAATCCATGGATTTGATTTTCTTATCATCGATATCATTCATTACATTACCCACAACACTGAATATCTGGTCCGAATAAGCACCTAGCAACCTGACATATTCATGCATCAATGCCATACCATTTCTGGTATTCAGAATCTGGATCTCATAGACATGATCACCATGCCTTATTGTCTTTTTATCTTCCATTTCCTTGTCCTTGCGAACTCGAGTTCGTTAATATTTATGAATCTTTGGTACCCTAAGACCATGTTTTATTATCGTCCTATCTGCTATCAATCGTACAATAACTATTGGTGCTTCTTCTCCTCTCTCCCATTCCCCTATATCTACTACCCTACATGCAGTACCTATAACCATTCCAGTTCCACCACTAGATATATCAGTGATTATTAGTGGCATTGCAATCCCTGTTGCATCAAATAATTCTATGTGTGCTATAGAAAAAGCACCTTGCAAAAATTGTAATTCAATTTCGCCACTAGTATTATTATTTGATGCAAAAGCTCCACCACCACCTATAGATGGATAGAAAAAAGCCTTTGGATTTAGAGGTCTGCATCTAACAGAATCTAATCCAGTAATGGGCGTCAACGGAGATCCAAAAAGTACAATAGTATTGCTGAAATAATATGGTACTTGATCTATATCTTCTGTCTGAGGATATAATCCAAGAATCTCCGCCGCTACCCTTACTGGATTAGACATCTATTTACCTTTTATTATTACGACACAATTTTTACTGTAAATCCACCCGTCTTTGCGTCCAAAACTGGACACAAAAATGAAAATACAGACATCTGTGTTTCATCCTGCCTTACAATATCAGGATGCTTCGTCACAAAACAATACGAACTAGAGCAATTCAATTTGGGAGTAATTGGATCTGTGAAAGTGAAACTAAGTGGTTTCTTATCGCTAGCCATTGCACTTAGAATATCCATGCTTTCAGATGAATCCAGAACCTCAATTTCAACTGTTCCGTTTGAAGATCTAATCCTATTTATTGCAGTCATTCCACTGCTAGCACGAGTCAGAGTAAAATCATCATCAGTGAAAGCAGCAGTAACACGATTCAGCCCATCCACGACCAATGGGTCACGGTCATCTGATAGGATGGTAAATGTTGCCCCACCCATATCATTAGGTTCATAACTTGACGGAGTTTCATTGTACATGATTTATCTCCTTTCTTATGCAGTAGCTGTTGCAGTCATCACAACATCATTTACCGCATATGCTGAAATTGCAGATGCAATCTCCAATAGACTCAATGTATGTGTCGCCTGAACAATGAGAGAAATATCAGCAGCACTAGGAACATTTATTTCATACGATGCAACACATTTGCGCTTAACCAATATGTCAATATAATGGTACAGAATTCCACAGATCGCCTGTATATCAACGTCATTATATGTAACTTCATTGGCCAATAGATATGCATATATCTCTTCAGCGCTTCTCACTTCAGCCCAATTATACCCTACACGATGCTTTACCTCTATACCGGCAAAAGTTAGACCTCTTTCACAATGAACAGGACTGACAGGGGCAACAAGGTAATCACAGTTTTTGTCATTCAGAGCTGTTCTCTCTCCAGGTGTCAATGCGATTGGACTGCCACCACTCAATCCTGATTCATAAACCAGTTGCAATGCGTTATTAGCCATAGCTGCAGATCCTTCCGGTCTCGGAAGGATCTCTCCATTGACGGCAGCAGTAGGGTATTGAGCGGCATGTTCTGTATATATCCCATATGCATAACTATTATTCGCCGCATCAAGTAGGTAGGCTGCGTCAGTGGTTGAGGCACTATCTTTTACAGCCGGCAAACGCAAATTAAGCATCAGCAATTTTTTGTAAACGGCACAAGCAATACCCAAAGCAACTTGCTGACTAGCAGATGCCCCAATCTCGTGGATTTCATAAGGCACATTAGTCTTCTCAAGTATAGCTGCTAAAGCAGCATCTGGATCTTCAGCATCCATTCCGGAAACAGAAATTCCACTATCAATGTTCAGATACGTAGAAGTAGTCAAATCTGTACCAGTACCAGAACTCAACACACTAATATCATCTTGAGCCGAACCAACACCCGTTGTATTGGTAAAGATAATTCTGCCCAATACATCAACAGAAACAGTTACATCAGCCGGAAAACCTGTACCAGCCTCAATTGAGGCACATACATCTGTCCATGATGTGTCCCCAGTAAGGTCAATTGCTGTCACATTACTAGTAGTGACACCCTTTTTGATGTCAAGTGACCCATTAGTAATGGGTGTTCCACTTGCCCATGATGCATCAAATGTAGCTGGAGAAACGCAAGCAAAATAAGGATTAGAGTCAGCATTAACCCATCTACCCATATATGCTTGAGCTACGTTATAATTTTGTCCCCACAGGAAACTACACCAATTTTGAGCTTCTGTAGTAGTATCCATAATAGTTGCATAATCGCTTTTACTTACAATTCTGTATCTCCTATCAATCGGTACTTCAGGGAAAGCGCCAATCAGCAACGGTACTGAAAATCCAGCACTTGCAGGAGGAACAGCAGTTAAGGCGAAACTAACATTAACCTTTTCTGATAATTTCATCTCTTATCCTTCTGCGAACTCGAGTTCGCAAAACTAATCAATATCCGTGGCAATAGCATCATCTATATTCACAGAATCAATCAGCGCATTGTAATTCTTATGTTCATGAACAATAACTGTTCTTAGCTGTATGGTCATAACCTGCTTGTAATTTATCCTTTCATCATCCCATGTTGTTTCGTCAACAATATCCAGAATCTTCAAAAATCCTATATTCGATTTGTAGAAGATGTTTTTGATGGCTTGTTCTTTTCCTGCTGCAACACCACATTTTGCAAGCCATCCCATACCATCTTCAGAGTTGTATAATTCTACTCTGACATTAGCCTTAAATCCCTCCATGGAGTCTGACAATACAGTGTGTGGCTCTTCACCAGGAACACCTGATGTTTTACCGCCATTCATCGCAACACCGTCAGAAAGCAATCTCATGACTCTGTATGTCATGTATGGAACTTCAGGTCGAGTATCTGCATCTGGCCATCTATACGGATGTACTTCAGTGCAGCCAAATGTCGCCCCACAAGCGACTAGCCATTTTCTTATACCTTCTAATGCCATTATCCTAATCTCTTTTTTATCTGCTCAATACTTGCCCGACAAATGACCGTTTCAATCGTCCTGTGTCTATACGATCACATACGATTGAAATATCTTTCGCTATTTTTTGAGCAACATCTTTCAAAACAGTATCTCCACCACCACTAATAAAGTGAAAGACTGCATCATTCAATTCATCATTCCATGCTGCATTCACCTCAGATGCCCGCTCGATGAATTTCGACGCCGTAACTCTATCGGTACCATCATTCTGATATCGACATACATCTGCTATAGGAGTTCTAGCCTTAGTAGGATAATTTCCAGGACATTTGACAACTATACGAGATTTAGAGAGATTCCTAAGACGTTGCTCCAACATCATTAGTGCTCTTATCACTTTTATTCCTTACTTTAACGGGAGATGGTTTTAATATCACCTTCTTTGTTAATTCCTTTGATTTATTTTCACCGTCAGGAATCTTTTTTAGGATAGGCATATCACTTGGAAGCAATTCGTCAAATCGTATCACTTTGTGCTTTCGGTATATTCTTAGCTGCTCTGCTACAATGGGAATACCGAGATCCAAGTTGTAATTATGTTTGCCTGGTCGCAGTTTAACAACCTTTTTATCTCCTCTTTCATCTCTCCACGAAATTAAAAGAGTTCCAAGGGTCTCAATTATCATTATCTATACCTCTCAATCTTATACCTCATTACTACCATGCTCTTTCGAAATAGACAGGATAGTCCTGAATTTCTGTATCCTGCCTAATACCATCTCCATCATTGTCCACCCACAAAGGAAGAGAGCACAGCTCAGAAAGACTAGCGGAGTATGCTTTTCCAATTGTATCTCTCTCATCTGCTGATGCGACATCACCACCACGAGCCCATAGATACGCAACGAGGTCTACTAGCGGAGAAGTAAGAAGTCGTTGGTCCTTGACACGTGCTATATCTAATCCACGCGAAGCTAGAGATAGCCTCATATGGTCTTGTGCAATGCGAATAACTGTATCTATCCTGTCAGATGGTTTAGTCAACGCATCATATGCTCTAGGATATACAGCTTTTAAATCCACTATAAATGATGCCAAATCTATTTGGTCATCAGCTTCAATCTCGGCCAAATCACTGAAGCTAGCTCCTGTTCCAGTAGGAATCCATGTTAGAACTATCTGTATCCCAGGTGGATACTTATCTGTATCAGAAAAATCAACAGTAGAAATAGCACTCAATCTATTTACTGTGGCACCAACTTCGAAATCCCTATCTAAATGCTCCTCAAAAGTAACTATATTATTTACAGCATCATAACCTTTTACTGTGTGGTCTTCGTAACCCAAAACACCTTTTATTCTTACCATATCACCAATGCTTAGATTTTCTGAACCATCAGCTAGTGTAATATTGAAATCATATCTATATACAGCATATTTGACTGTTGTCTCAGTATATATCGATGCCGATGTTGCAGACATCAAAGGCTCTCCAGATTCATTTCCATTAACATCATCAATCTGCAATTTAAGATCAGTAAGAGATTCAGGAACCCAAGACCTAGGATAATTAATGACTATTTTTGTAGTATCATTTGTATATGTCTTCATCTCAGAACCTAATCCTCTTGTTATTAATCCAGATGTTAATCCCCTCGTTATTAAGCTATTCACACGGTAAATGGCCTATCAGCTAATGCCATTATATGAGCTGCTCTTATTTCTGCATCACTCAAACTAGTTGAATATATTGATAATTTTTTCAATATAGAACTAAAAGGATTATTTCTTGCCGTATTATTTCCAATGGTTAATTGTCCCGCACCAGCAGATGATACCGTAGCAATACTATCTCCTTGTCCAGCGAATCTACCATTCAAATAAAATAATGGCTTTTCTCCATTTTTACATGATATTGCTAGTGTCCTGTAACCAATCGCTGGAAAAGAAAAAGATGACCCATTTATTGTAATCTCACACATTTGTGTATCAAGATACCCATATGCATTATAATTATATATTTTGGCAATAGTTTGGGAAACATATCCAGTTATTGGATCTGGTGCTGTAAATGTCGCATAGTTCAGACCAGTCCTATAATGTCTATCATTGCTGGTTACATTGGTGGTTGTGATAGTTCCTAGTGCGGAATCAGTAATAGCTCCCAATGCATATATTTTCCCTTCTTCTAATCTGATATCTTCGCTTGTGACATTGATATAATTCATTCCAACAGAACAAGATATACCTACATCATCGGCCCATATTAAATTAGTCGGAACACCACCAACTATTTCATACAGATTTAATTTAATATTTCCTACATAATTACAATATATACCGATTAACTTTAATATACCACTATGTAAAGCTATAAAATTACTCAAATAATGAATATTATTATATGGAACATCTTCACCCGATGCATACTCCAGACCTAGGAATAATTGTGTAGTATCATCTTTTATGGAAAGTGTATAATTTGTTCCATTTTCTAAAATTGTATCGCCAATAGATGATGGCTCTAAATCAAAATTAGGTGATTCAATAAAAATAGTTAATTCATCAAGATTTAGATTACTATCTGAATCCATAACTAATGCAGAATCAGAATCAGGAAAAGTTAATCCAGAATTCCAATCTATAGAATAAGCAGTACTACTTATATTGTTCAGTGAATAATCATCAAAAGCATCTGCTTCTTCCTCATGATAAAAACATAGCTCACAGTCTCCACCGCGAATCAACCGTGCCGTAAACGGGTCTACAAAAGTATCGCGCCATAATCTCCTTAATTGCCATTGCTCACACCATACCAACTCTAATGGACTTAAAACCCAATCGAAAATCAAAATACTATGTATATTGCCAGAAATTGCTCCAGGTGTTGTCAATGCTATTTCGAGCGCATCATCATTACATGAAAATATAGATGGTTTTCCGTCAGGATATGAGATTGATAAAGCTGCAACAACTGTATAATTCGCTGGCATATCTGGCCAATTCGATACGTAATTGTTTGAACCATCAAATTCATAGTATTCAACATTATGATCAGAATTAGATACAAATGTAGGAAATGTATTAACAGTTACTCCATCACCTTTTATTATATCTTTATCGCTATTTAAATTTTCCCAAATTAAATTTCCAACTGTATCGTTACCAAAAGAATCACATCCATATGTAACATATGCCCTATTAATAAATTTTACAAAATCAAGAAGCGTAGGCATTGTGGTCACTCTCGGTAAGTATTTTATTGTAAATTCTTAATCCACTTATATTTCCAACAATGTTATTCGATGAAAAACCAGCAACAAATATAGAAGCACTTGCTGCTATTGGATCTGATATTAAAGTTGATTGTTCATCACTTTCATTGTCAACATATAATATATGAATATTATTATCTAAATCTATAATATATGTAACAACATGATATTCATTATCTAAAAAATCACCAGCAATAAAACATTCTGTAGCTATTATAGCACCATCGCTATTATTCGCATGTACACCATCACCATCAACCCAAATACACCAACCATCAGATGGAACACCTTCCGTCAAATCAGCACTTGCGATTAATATTCCTCCAGATGTTATTTTGAATGACATAACGATAGAATTTGAAACAATAGAAATAGCAGAATATGATATCTTTCCTATTCCACCAGATATTAATCCATTTTTTGAATTAAAATCTAAATCATCTCCATTCAAAATTGCACCGTTATTTTTATCTATCAAAGATCTGCTTGAAAAATTATCTGCAAATATACATCCATATATAATTTCTGCATAATGTGTTCTAGCTCTAGGATTTAATGGCCTAACAAAATCAGTGAATACACCATCTATGTTTCCAAAAACTCCAGACCCAGATATAGTACCTAAATCATCTTTATAATTTTCTGCTTCACGCAACGAGCCTATGGTTCCAGACCCAGAAATAGTTCCTAATTTATCACCATATGTAAATAAAGCATCTATATTTCCAATGGTACCAGACCCAGATATAGTACCTAAAGTGTCAGAATAAGTAATATATCCATATGCTACCATCATACATTGCTGATCCCAACTGGTAGGAGATGGGAATGATGATGGAAAAGAAAAATCAGCATATGTTCCACCTGTCGATGCATATACTGAATCTACTGGACTTACATATTTTAATCCGCATCCTCCATTTTCATCAACAATTGCAAGCCAATAGTCTGTTCCTTCTGATACATAAATTGGAGATGAAAGAGCAATATTATTCCATGCATTATTGCCAACAATAGCAGTTCCATTACTATTATCACCCATTTTTGTGTCTGGTTCTTCATCAAAATCAGCATATATAGCTACCTTAACATCAGTATTATTCACCCCATACACACCTACATCTAAGATATAACCATCACGATCAGCTGTGAATTTTGTAGCGTATATCGTATTAGACCCATATGTTCCTGATGGAGTTATTTGAGCAGACCCAAATACGCTCTGCTTGCCAAAAGCATTAAAAAGATGCTCTACACCATCACTGTCACTAGCTGGATATGTACTAGGAAATGTAAACGTAGAATATGTATATCCAGACGTATATCTAGATGATGATCCTATATCTGCTGATTTCATCGTAGAACCAACAGTAAGACCTATTACCGCAATCCAATAATTTACACCAGATTTCAATACAACATCCGGTATCGATATTACATTCCATTGTCCACTTGCTCCACCAGATACAGCAGTTCCACTATCATTACTTGATAATAACTCATCAGGAACTCCACCATCATCATCGTAGATAGCTACCTTAACCTCACTGTTAACACTTTCCGCTGTCCATACCCTTACCTCAGTAGCGACACAATTTAAGTCACAAGTGAACCTAGTAGAATATAATGTATTAAAAGAATTATTCGAAACAGGATTCTCAGTAGACCCTAAAAGAAAATCAGGTTTTGGTGTTTTATCTATTCCATATGCAGCAAATAAAAATTCTACACCTATATCACTTGTACTCGGAAAAGTACTTGGAAATGTAAAAGTACCATAGGTATAAGGAAAATCATATTTTGATGTTGCAACTCCTGACTTATTCGTAACGACACCTGATGCATTGCCCATAGCAGCAATCCAATAGGTAGTTCCGGCAGTTACCGTAGTGCTACTAATTGAAATTGCATTCCACTGACCCCCCGTAACAGCAGTTCCACTATCATTTTTGACAATTAATGTATCAGGACTACCAGCATTGTCGGTATATAACGCTACTTTTGCTTCTCCACTTGAATCAGAATATATCTGTATTTCTGTTGCATCTCCATTTTTACCGCAGACAAATTTGCTCGTATATAGCCAAGAAGCGGACCCATTACCACTCTTAACTTCTGTCGACCCAAAAAGAAAATCACTCATTTTTTATGAAAAATTGTAGGTTATTAATGTGATGGCAGTATCAAGAGTATATCTATCACCATTGTAAAGTGTTACATTACTTCCAATATCATAATATGATATTAATTCATCATTTGTTGCATCATCATTGTATAATGGAATGTATCGAAATGGCCCTATTGTTCCTGTTGACTCCCACTCTACTGTTCCTAGAGTAACCAGACTATATACACCAGCCGTTTGGCTCGAAGATGAAACAGTAATAGTCTCACCATCAGCTGTATAACCATCTCCTGCCGAAATCTCTGAAATATCAGAAAACTCATCATCAGTAGCTTGAGTAGGAGCTGAATTTGTCAATGCCAGTTTCAATGTATCACTACTGAAATTATGAACTCCATGAGCCAAATCAGCAGAAAAACAATAAAATACTACAGGATTTAATGTCGCCATTATATATACCTCTAATTATATTTCTAATTTGGTATTTCTAACGTCGCAGTAGCTGTAACAGATACACTATCTGGATTTGCATATTCAATCAGAAGTTTATCTCCTTTCACAAATCCAGTTAAACCCGTAATAACTACTTGGTCCTTTGCTTGAGCATCAGTAGTAGAAATCACGCAATCATATGCAGCACCTTCTACACTATCCTTAGTGACAGTAACATTACCCGCGCTAGTAGTCGTGGCGCCGAAAGCAATATCTATTCTCGGGACATCGAAAATATCATCTATATAGATAGTCCAAGCAACTGCACTTGTTGTTGCTGCTTGTTTTTGTGATAATCTATGCATTACTTATCCTTTATATCCTTTAATCGTAACTTTCCAACAGAGTTTTCGGAACTAATAACAGGCATATTTTCATAATCCAATTTTGACACTGGAGAATATCGCCAATAATGAATATGTTTTTTAAATCCTTTAGTATGATCTTTCACGTCAACTGGTTCACGTGAATATTCGTGTTTATCCGTTATTGCAAAACCAGTCTTCCGATTAAAACCCCAATTATAAATAAAATATGCAGCATCATCATATGGCACATTAGTAATGCATCCTTTTTCATCGATCTTATATTTTCGAATCCGCTCATATTTCTGAGAAAAAGAACCATTCCTTTTGGCATTACTCATTACTTTTGCTGATATAAGTTTGCCATCGATAGTTTTTCTATTAACCGGTATTGATCTTTCCACATATTCACCAGGCTTCTTCTCCTTACCCCATTCATCACGTAGTACTTGTATTCTCCACCGAAAATGTGCATATTCCGGGCTTCCAAGGGCGATGAAAAATAAGCCTATTCCTTCTCTATCTTCTCTCTCTACATAGAAAGACCCAATATCAGGAGGATCATCATCATCAAATTTGTCCAATTGATCATGAATAATCTGCATTCTGCGATCTAGATCTTTTTCATTAGCTATCGTTGCAAAATCTATTCTACTATCCATCTTATGCCTCCTTTGCATCTGCTCGATGGTACTTGGTATTCCGGCTGCTCATCAGGTCATGACCGCCACACCATGACAACTGGGCTTAAAAATGACAAAAAAGCCCAGTTTCGCAAGGAAGAAAGGAAACTATTAAAACGAACTCGAGTTCGTCCTATGCAGCCTTACCAGCAACTTTTATCTGTAATGTACCAAGGGTAGACAAATTTGTACCATTATCAATTGCACCAGCAAAAGTTAGCCAGAATAATGTAACAGCATTTGACGCTAAAGCTCCGCCAGGAACAAACTCAAAAAACGGCATCACTGTATTTGTTACATACAATTCGTTTGCCGTAGCTCCACATACCTCTATTGCATCAACCGTTGAAAAATATGGAGTAAGCAATGCAGTAATTGCTTCTCCGGCAGTAGCTGTAGTGCCTGGCGTAAGAGTAAACAATGCCTCCATTGCATATCCAGGTGTTGCACGTACGCCCAATTGACCGCTAGACAATGCTAATTCAGTCGCCATATCATCATCTCCTTTTATATATTTTTATTTATTTTTATCTTCTAACAATAAAACCTATATTAAGTCTTATTTGTCATCATTCCATGAAGCCTACAGTTCTCCACCCACGGTGTTAGACCAATCCTGATGATCCATTTTCGTGTGAATCTACCAGATTGAACCTCTTCTGTAATCCTAGCCATATTCTCTCTCATATGTATGTCTTCTCGTCGTAAGAAGAATGTATCTCCATCTGTCATTCCATTGGGCGTATATGTCGGAACTCCACTAATAGAACCAACAGGTGCATATCCACCTGGTGACATTGCATCCCCTGGAGATGCAATCCATGTGTTCAACAGTTGTAACTGTGGTTCAAGCGTATCCCACGCAGTCTGCTCAATCATCCATACATAGTTAGACGCAATGTCCCCAACTTCTTTTCCATTCACAGTATTGCTGCGACAACTCCTGACTAAACCATAGGTCAATGGTGTTGCAGTGATATCATTATGCACGGTCAATGCCGCAGGATATGAAGCACGCACCAATGCAGCATCACTATAGGTTCCTGAATTCAATAGATCAGCTCTTATACGAGCATAAATATTGTCGAAAATCTTGTTATTCAAATCTACCAGAGCTACTTTGTAAGCTTTAGTAAACAGACTCTCGACCATAAATTCTCCACGACCAACAGCCTCATTGATATCGATCCTGCTGATTTCCATCGGGACTTCTGTGTATACGTTGTCCCAACGCGCTTCAACATATGTCTCAGAGCCACCTGTAGGATCCACATCAGACCGAGTAAAATTCCGAGCAGCGCTCGTATGGGATGCTTCGATGTTAAGCCTTACGGCACTTCCACCATCATTCATTTGCTCATAATTGAAAATTTTCTTCAAATCTTCATATGGCTTAGCAACTGTAACGACTTCGATCTTCTTCTCGACGACGTTATTGATTAATGAATCAAACTCATACATTTCTTAAAATCCTTTATGGCAAAATTCCTTTCGCTCTCAGATCCTCGAATGCCTTTTTCCTATTATGCTGAAGAGCAACTTCCCTCTTCTTTGGGTCATCAGAATCAATCCATGTCGGGTCATAATTCTGACCTTTTCCGCCACCACCAGGCACAGGAGTTTCCAATGGCGATTTCTTTGGTGCAGAAAAATATAAAGAATTTTTATTGTCAGCCTTAATCTTGGCCACAAAATCCCCTACACTTTCCTCATCCGGGTTAAAATCATCGATAAAAAGCTTTATTGCTCTAGAATCAACAAGACCAGCACCTATCATCTCCGCTTTTAGTGATAATTCTTTGATCTCCTTTTGATACTTTGTCTCAAGCTCTTTATATTTACTTCTCTCCATCTCTAGTGATGCTTCATAGTTACCAGCTGCCTCAAGCTGTTCCTGTTCTACTCGCTGCTTGTTCTCCGCTTGTTTAGCAACGAGTTTGTCATAGGCCGCTGATTTCTTCTGGAGATCTATTACCCATGGCAATTCTTTAGCCTTACTATTGATGGACTTCTCTTTGTCTGATTCCTCAACGTTTGGAATCACTATGCCTTTTGCACCAGTATCTTCGGCACCTTGTGTGCCCTGCTCGTTACCTGACATTTTAGCCTCCACGTTTTATTCTGGACGTACCAGCATGCTTAAAATGATGTATCTATATATCTATTAGTTACGAACTCGAGTTCGCAACTAAGATTTTTTCTTATTTTTATACTTGAAATACTGAACTTGTTTTTCTCTATCTAACGCTTCTTTCCTTGTCTTATATGGACCACCTAATTTGTGCTTTCCATCCGATGTGTATAGTACCCATCTATTTCCTTCTTTTTTAATCATCGACTATATCTACATTGTTTGTATCTAATAATGAAGGATATAATTGACTTCTTTTTTTCAATTTATTGTACATATCAATGGCTTCAGCTTCTGACCCTAGTCCATATTGAATACGAATTGTTTCTATAGGATCATAAACTCCAATCTCATATAGCGTTTTTAAAACATTAGTTTTTTCAACAACATTTTCAGGAGCTATCATCTCTCCAGCATCCCATTTTTGCTCACATGTTTTTAGGACTTCTATAATTTGATCATTATCAACATCAGCAAAAATAGAAATCAATGCCTTTTCTATTTCGAATAACCTATATATAGAAGGTTTATTTTGCCGCACCCTATTCTCACGCAATTTAAGCAGTGGCTTTGTTCTTACTTTCAAAGCCACACCAGATGATGCCTCAACAGTATGGTCTTCTGAAGAAATGAGATAATCAGGCACCATATATGATGATGCAATAGATACCATTTGAGACCTAAGCGTTTCCCACGCTATTTGCACAGACGCAATATCATTTTTCAAATCTTCAAGTTTTTGTCCATCCTCTAAAATTACATTACCGTGTAATGACCTAGGTATTAATTGACTGCTACCATTTTTAGATTTAGTAAGAACACGTGTGCCTTCTGAATGTTTTGCCGCCGCTCCCCTTATTTGTGACGCAGCAATGTCACATTCTAAGCTATCTCGCATCAACGAATCGGATAAAGGCAGAATATCATCATCACCAATATTACCTGCATTCCCACCATATATTATAGATATAGGATACTCAGGAACTTCTAAATCAGGATTCATCAAACCGTAATATGTTAATGGATTAGCTATTTCACCATCAATCCTCCAATCCATAGCACTTCCAGACCCTACAGCTGGCAAATCTCTACTATCAGCATCTCCAGTATAAGCGACGTATCTACCAATAGGATATTGGTCACATCTTCCTACTATACCCACATATCTATCTGTTATTCCATCTGATATGGTACCAGTCTTAATAATTATTTTAGATGCATCATCTATTCTTCTGTAATCAGTCGGCTGAATCCTTCCATCTACCTCTATACTTTCATGGTACATCATCCTTATTTTTCCTGGATCAAGCACCCTATATCTAAGACGACCATCAATGAATTCTGTAAAAATCGTAGAACTTGCACATTGTATACTCATTATATCAGCAGAAGTTAAACCAGCTAAATATTGCTCTCCATTTCTCATTTTATCCAGATATTCAACTATTTTTGATATATCAATTGAATTTAATTTAGATACATACGAAAAATTCTGTGTAGTCTCCGAGAATAAATTAGATAATGCATTAACAATTTTATGACCTAGTCCAAGTGACACGATCTCGATCTGGTTAGCCATCATTCGTTCGCGGAATCCGGACCGTTCATATGATTTTATAGTAATGCCACTAGTCGCATCCTTATCGATTCTAAACCCAGTACCATATCTCTGTATGATAGCATCACGAATTTGGTCTCTATCTGTAGTACGGCCAAAATATCCAGTTATTTTATCTGCTACATAACTATCTGGCTCAATCCATGTCTCTTGTCCAGTTTTGCCGAGTAACCAGCGCAGAATATTAGACAAAATTAACCTTTTCGATATCTTTGATATGACAATATACTTCTAAATTATCGTCATTAACTATAGTGGCAACTGCTCTCTGTATATATCCAGGACCAGCTTTTATTTGCAAATATCCAATTTCTTTTATGCATCCAGATACCAGTACGCCAGCTATATTCCCCCTCACACGAATACGATTCTCTATAGCATAGATAATCTCTTCTTTTGTCATCCTCTAGGCATCCTATCTATCCATTCAGTAAGAATCCTTCTCAGAATTGCATCACCATCTTCCATGTCACTCCATTGCCTATCTCCTGATATGACATCTTGAATAAAAGACAGTGGAATAACATGTACTTTCTTTGCTTCTTCATCACCAGTCTGGACTACAATGTGTGGATTTTGTCGATAACCATCCAGCTCAGAAACACCTTGAGATATTTCTTCCATTTTCATCTTCCATGCTAAAAACAAAAAAGACCAGTTGATACACTAGTCCCTATCCCAAATGGTACTTTTATATATGCTATCTGTCAACTATTTTTGACACAATAGAATATTTTTTTGATTTTATGTGTTTTTTCTTAAAAAAAGATATATCAAACAAGGAACTTGCGTCACCAGAGACCAAAACGGTCTCTGGTCGAATAGATTATTTTTGCGAACTCGAGTTCGCAATTGTCAAACGATTACCAATGTCTCTCAAAATTTACCCCAGTGAAATCATTGTGTCGCTTTGGATTTCCACCCATTTTGATTCTTATTCCATCAGCGAATACATCTCTGACAGCGCGTGACCATGGTCTATCTGACCATCCACCTATCTCTTTTATGATTCCATCAAGACCCCATTCACTCATTGGCTTCGTCCATGGTGGAGTTGCTGATTGCTCAGACATTCCTATTGCTTCACTATCACTAATTACGATACATGTTTGCCAGTCATCTGGTATATCACTTGACTTTAAATTCCTACCACCACATGATTCATATGTAACCACATTTCTTATACCTTGTTTCTTTATCTGTCTTAATATTTCTGGCCATGCTTGTATATCAGAGAATTTTATATCATTTTTAAAAATGATATCTATATTATCTTTGCACCACTCTGCTAAAATCCATCTCATCCATGCATGTTCAAGCACTATTTTTTCGCCTATATGATTTACCAATGGAAACGGTCCTATCCCTGCTGTATGGGATAATTCGCCAACCGATAATAACGCTGTACGCCAATTCTTATGCCAATTATCTATTATCCACTTTGGTCCTTCTCCTCCAGCTACAATTTCTCCATAACTTAAAACAGGTCCTTTACCATATATATTTGGATATTTATTATTAGTATACATTTTATAATGATTCTTATCATTATATACCTGTAGCTGTTCTGGAGGATGAAGCTTTATGTCATGACCAACGAGTTCCCATGTGGAAAGCGCCAAAGCATCAAGCATATCATCCGATCCTTTATCCGGGTGATTCACACTTATGACTCCTGATGGCAATCTCTTGCTTTCGTACTCCTTTATTTCTCTATATTGTTTATCATCATCAAGTATCATAATTTTCTTGTCATGAAAAAGATGCCTCAAACAAGAAGCACGTTGCAATTTATTTACATTATTGAAACCTCTCACTTGATAATCTAATCCTACTGCTGCAAAAGCCTCGGAAACAAACTGCCCCCCAAAAATATCACCATATATAGTCGATATAGAATAAGGTGCTACTAATGATGCTATTTCATCAATTGTATCATTCAATGTGAATCCTTCTTCTGACGGGTCCCATGCTCTAGCTAAACATTGCCTTACCACTCCATCATCCAATCTTTCACAGATCGTCAATGTAAAAGCATCCTCTACACCTCCTGATGGGTCTGTAGCAGCTATATATTGAGTAGAATGATTTATTTTATCGATACTCGTTATTCCATTCATTATGCATGATTTTACATCCTCCTTGTTGAAAAATTTCTCTCTAACACTACCGGCAGAAAAATCACAAAAATATTCTCTCCTATATTCATCTGGGCTTTCAACACTTTTCGTTTCAGCATCTGGATCACTCAAAACATCCGAATAAACGACATCGGCTGGACCGAAGTATATTTCCCATAGTTTATTTCTTTCTCCATGGTATTTCGAGAAAAGCTGATGGAAATGATTTCCTTCTCCATTAACCGATGATGATAGAATGCTTCGAAATGTTTTAACCCCTCGACCAGACCCAGAAGCCGATTCATAAATCTGCTTATCTTCGTTTGGCGACAAAAATGCTTCCTCATCCATCAATAATACAAGAGTCGTATCACTCCTGGCCGCAGTACCTTCTTGGTCAGCAGCACTAACGATTATATTTCTTCCACCATAGAATCTTATCGCATCATCAATAACAGAATCTAGAGAATGCTTAACCAAATCAGATGATTCACATAATCCTTGTGCATACTTAATAATTTTTTTAGCCTGTTTTACACGTGGACAAATTACCGTAACAACTACTGACTCTCCTATCATTGCCTCATATTCATTGGTCAAAATCTCATAAATAGCAATGGCACTCAACAACATTGTCTTGCCGGCACCCCTAGACAATGCCAGTAACATATTATGTGGTGGTTTACTTCCTGGTTCCCAAGGATCTAATCCTGTCATAGTAGCATATACATCTGATTCCTCTTCTGTCATAGCTACTCTTCTATCATAGCTTTTCCAGATCGCTGCTTGACCTGG